CTCGCAAGTGAGCCAGCGCAATTTCGGTACTGTAGTCGTCATCGGTATCAATATCGTCATCGGTGCCGATGTGTTCTACCTGGGTTTCATCCATCGTATATTTGCTGGTGACTTGCGCCGCTTCTTTTCCGTCTGTTGCTTTGGCGGAGTTAGTGGCGTGCGATAACATCATTGACACCTGATACTGGCTCGCTTTCGCGTATTTAGAATAGGTGGCCTTGGTGCGGCGCAAGTCATGGCGAGACCAGCGACTAATACCGAGCTTGCCTTCTATCTCCTCGTCCTCCGCATCATCGTGGTCAAGCGTTACTTCGTCATCGAGTAACCGCTGTCGCCGTCCTGGGTTGCTTCCCCACATTGAGATAACGGTCGCAGGGAATACGGTTTCACGCTTGGCGATCTTTTGCGGCTCACGCTTCACATTCTTTGCCGCCGTATTTTCGGCCTCTTGTGCGGCCTTCTGTTCTAGTTCGCGGTGAAGCCTAAAGTGATTCACAATATTGAGTGAATCGCCTATTAGCATCGTTAGCCCGACGTTGTGTTTTTGTAGCGGGATGCGCCAGATGCGTGACTCATGCTCTTGGCCGTCTGGTGTTTTGATTTTTTCGATGGAATCCATATCGGTCCATTTCATCGCGAGCGCTTGGCCCAAGCGTGCGCCAGTCGCCAATAGGAAGCGCAGCATCATGCCGCCGTCTCTTGGTAGCTTATCGATCAGCGGCGCAATGATTTGCCACTCGCCGGGTAATAGGAAGCGAGTGCGTGGGTCATAGGGATCGGGCACAAGTTTTTTTATTTCCTTTGGCTTTACCCATCCCTCATCCACTGCATAGTTAAACGCTTGGATGACGTTGGCCCACATTGGACGCTGCGGCTGTATTTTGTCCTCTAGGTAGTCGTCTTTCGTTAGCTTGCCGCCGCGATTGTGATCTTGCTTTAGCGCCTCATCCTCTTGGCACTTCCTAAGCTCCGCCCTGACAATGGTCTCGATGTCCCGATCTAAAAGATGGGAAGCCATGACTTCAAATTTTGCAAAACTTTTGACCCATGCTTTTGGCAATCCTTTGATCTTACCGCCCGCGTTCTTGTCTCCCTTGCGGCGCATTGCTGTTACCAGTGCGAGTACCTCCCGCAATGGGTGCCCAACGGTTTTCACCGCTGGCCCGTTATCCACCCAGTTGTATTTTTGCTGACGCGCTTTTTTGACCGCTTCGTCCAACGGGAAGTGTTTCGGGTCGAATGTGCCGATGGCCTGGGCGATGCGCTTCCCCCTTACCTTGGCCCGAACTTGAAAGGTGATCTTGCGGTTACTGCCTAGTCGGGCGGATAACCCAGGCTCCAAAGGATAAGAAAAGGTTTCGCCAATATTGGCGGGATCGTCCGCCAAGGTTTCAAACCAGCGCTTAGAAAACGGCTCTGCGGGGGGCATAAATCAACTCCATAGTGAGGTAACTGGGAGTTCCATGTGGCACAGGTGTGGCACGGATGGCAAGTTTTTTGGGAAAACCGGGAAACGCTAGGAAACACTAGGATACAAGCGCCAATCTGCAATTTGTGGATTATCAATCACTTACAGCATCCTAAGTCGGGAAAATTGGTGGGCCGTGCAGGGGTCGAACCTGCGACCAATTGATTAAGAGTCGTGTCGTATGCGCACAACAAGCGCTATTTTTAAAGGCAATTCCATGATTTGTGGAGTCCGTGTGGCACGGCATGTGGCACGGCCAATCGAGGTCTTTGGTTTTCGTCAGTCGGCTATCGGTCTACAGTCAGTCTATGCCGATAGGCCACAGCTTGTGAAATAAAAAGCCGCCCGAAGGCGGCTAATTAGCGGTCACTTTTTTTTGCTGACTTATGAACTTTTGCCAGCCGCCACGTACTGCGCTGCGTAGGCATCATCACTTGGCTCAATTTCCCAACTAGAACCAATCGGCCCAACGCCATTGCGAGCCGGGAACTCACAGCTAAATAACCCTGGCGCAATGGGCGTGAATATCGCGCCCCGTTCGACAAGGGTTTGCATTGAGACCGATGGCCCGCGCCGATCATGGGTGCATTTCATGTTGCCTCCGTTGGTGGTTCGACGAGCGTTACTCGCTTACGCGGGCTGACGATAGCCACGGTTCGCGTGCCATCCGACAAGTGCCATTTGCCGGTGGGAGTGCGAATGCAGGCCGATGCAATTATCCCGCTTGGCGTTTTACCCTGACGGTTGACGTGCGCCTTGTACTCTTTGATGGCCAATTCAAGGCGTAGTTTGCCCAGTTGGAAGTGCATTACTTGCCCGCCTTCAACATGGCAATTTCGTCCTGCAATGCGCGCAGCTCGTGTGCGTAGCGACTCTCGCGGGCTTGGATCACAAACAGATGGCCAATGACGCAGCCCAGGGCGAAAATGCCGCACGTCACGCGTGCCCACAAAGGGTTGCTGGGAAACTGGGTTGCCATCGCAAAGAGGCCGGAAATAAACATGAACATGGTGGTAGCTCCTATGGAAACAATTCCAGCCTGTACCGGCGAGCCGATACAGGGTGCAATTTATTCGCCTTGAGTGCGCAGCGCGTGATGGCAGACGCGCGTGAATATTTCCTCCTCCGTGCGCTCCAATCGGTTGGCAATTTGCTTAAGCGATTTTCGCGACCGTAGGACCACGAGCAACTCATCATCGTCCCAATTATTCCAAGGCATCCCCGCCTTGGCGGGTAGCGCGGAGTTTTTGTCATTCCGCATGATTAGCCCTCCTGTGTGACCGGTGGAAGCAAACCGCGAGCGCGTGCAATTTCAATGGCGTTGCGTATCGTGTAATCCGGCACGTCCGCATCATCGACGCCAAGCATGTTGCCGCACACCGGGCAGCAACCTGCCGCCATAAATTCACCGGGCGCTACGCGCTCGTGAATGTCGTCAATTTCGTCTAGCTCATCAATGGTGCCTGTGAATGGCCCCTCCTCACTAAATTCATCGTCATTGTCGTGATCGCATTCGTAAATAGTTTCTGGTTTGGTTTCGGTGGGCATCGTCGTAGCTCCTGGTTTATTAAGCGGGATTTGATTAGGGTTGCGCCAGCATTCGCAATAGCCTTCGATGCGGCCATGCTTGCAGACTGGCATCTTGGATAGATGGCCGAATTTAACGGTTACGGTAAACACTCGTCGTAGCTCCTCACAGTGGTTAACAGTTCCAGTCTGTGCCGGTATAGTTACCGGCACAGAGTGCAAGTGTTTACCCTTTGCGCTTGGCCGCTTTCAATAGTTGCAAAATTTTGTAGCCGGTGTCGTAGTCACAGTAAAAGCGCTCAAAATCAATCGACGTATCACAAAGCGAGACCTGCGGCATTCCGCCCGATCCGGGATACATCCGCGCTCCATGTTCTTTGGATTTTGTGTAGTTGGGGAAGGTTTTCACAAAATGCGCGGCTCGTGCTTGCTCGCTGTCCTGTTCTTGCAATTCCGCTTTAATGCGTTCCAGTGTGAGCGCATAGACGGGGCGCATTGGCTCTACTAGGCGGCGCGTCATATCCTTAGCAATCGTGGCAGCGGGGCGTGATTGGCTTAGGCTAATTTGCCACGGGTATTGGGCGCGGTCCTGTGTATTTAGCACGCTCGTGCCTTGCATGGTTTGCTTGTAACCATCGCGCCCTTTGTACGTTGGCCAGCTTATCGAGCATTTTAGTCTGCCATCGTTGCCGTAACCGTTCGCGTGAATATAGACGGTCATGTCGGTTAGCGCGATGGTTCCATACACGTCAGTATAGAGACGCTCGTGTTCGCTTTCCTGTTCCTTCCATTTTCCGCCCATTGCCTTTGCTACTTGAATTAATAGCGCGGTGGAGGCGTCGGCCTTGGCTTTGTTTGCAGCGCGTTCTGCTGCCTTCTGTTCATCGTAAGTCATTGTCTGTAGCTCCTCATATATCGTCTAGCGGGTAACAATTCCAGTTTGCGCACTGTCGGCCGTGCGCAAAGTGCAATCGTCAGTTAACTAACTTCCAAAGCGGTTCGCCTTCTAGTGTGTCCACGGTTTTACGAGTCACTTCCATGCGCGGTTTGCCATACGTGTAAATAACCGTATTTGCCGGACCCGGTGAACATGCCGCGACAGTGCATTTTTTTTCATCGGCGTATTTATTAAAAAAATCGTCTGCCGCTGCGCGCGGAGACACTTGTAGGCCAGCCGTGCGACCCTTGTGTGAGGCAAGAAAATGGGACATCGAATTAGCTCCTATGTGTGAATAATTCCAGCTTGCGCACTCGTGAGAATGCGCAAGGTGCAATTACTTGACGCGTGTGACCGCATTCTGCGAATCGAAAGCGAAAAGCATGTCATTTGCATGGATGTGATAGCCGCGACCCATGCGCACGTTGCGCGGTGGTGTGCGTCCTGTGCGATGCAGGAATTCGCCGATGCGATGCGCGAACCAATGCGCGGACGTGGCTAGGTGTGGGTTTGCATTGCCGTCATAGCCAACGCGGGCAATGGCGGTCAGATCATTTGCTTTGCTCATTAGTGAATTACTCCAACGCACGGGTGACTTTGGTTTCGGCTTGCGTCAATGCAATGCTGGCCTTTTCCCAATTGCGCGCGGTTTGTGGCTCCTGCCAATTAGCGCGCAAGTGTTCGGCCTTGCCTTCGCATATGACGGCCAGCGCTGCCGTCATCGTGGACAGCCCGTACATATCCACCATTTGCTCCAACGCGATTGCATCGCCTTGGGTTAGTTGTTTGCTCATTCGTGTAGCTCCTAGTTGAAACACTGACACGCCCACCTAGGCGTGTTTCGTCCTTACGGACTCGTCAGAGTGTTAGTCGATTGACCACGGGGCCGTGTCATATCCAGGCAATTCGCTAATTGCGACCGATTTCAATGCGCTGATAATTTTCGCCTCACGCGATGCGCGCCAGTCCTGCACTTCGCACGATTGATAGTCCAAGCATTGCAGCGCCTTGATCGCTTCCACGGCGGTCAGTTCGCGCGCTCGCGATGGACGCCAGACAAACTTTTCAGGCTCGCTTTGCGCTTCTGGCTTGTGCGCATAGCGATAATTCACGCTCGCTATGTTCGCATCGAGTAACAACTGGCCAAGGCGCTCTGGATCATCGGCCATCGTGTCTGACGACAATTGACGATGGAAGTGATTCGCCCAAGTGACAATCGCGTTTATGTGCGCTTGATCCACAACGAAAGCGCTCATTGCTGCACCATCGCGGGCACTGGGTGCGCTTCAAAGGCAGTCATTGCATCGTAGTCGGCCAGTAGTTGCTCCAAGCGTTCAGCGTCCTGATCTGCGCTATCGGCATTGCCCGTGAACTGCGGAAACTTGGCGCGGTATTGCGTGGCATGTTCGCGCGCTCGTTTGGCGTTGCTTTCCGCTTGCTGACGACTGACAAGGCAGCGTGTACCCCATAGGCCAGCCATTTCACGAATCGGCGTGAAGCCATCGATGCTGGCGGGATAGCGATTGATAAATTCCCAATACGGACCTTCGAAGAAGGTGCGCCAGCCATCGGTCACGCGTTGCTGTGCAGTGAGTACGCCATTCACGCAGGTATAGCGATACTCCGTATCGCCGTGATGCTGGTGCGAATCCGTGAGTTCGGCGCGGCCATTGGCGCGGATGAATGCCTCCGTGAATCCGCCGTGCGTGTTACCTGCGAAGTGGTGCGCCTGCCAAAAGTAATACGCGGCCCCTGTGGGATAGCCATCGTGATGAATGTACAACGTCAGGACGGGATAGTTCGGCCCCGAACGCGTGAAGTGCTTTGCAAAGCTATAGGTAGCACGCGTACTCATGCTTGCACCATGCGAACGAGTGGACGGGAAAGCGTGTAGCCGGTAATGCAGCACGCAAGTAGAACGAAGGTCATAGTGGTAGCTCCAAGTGAGAGTGAAAGTCCCTTCATTGCTAGCGGGCAATGAAAGTAACGCGGCAAACTTAGCACGCGTGGCTGTCAGGTGTCTACTGATTGTCACTGACGACTGTACTAACTTGCTAAACCCGTCACAGAAGGACTAGGCTCGCAGGGGCGGAGGGGCGGCGGCAGCAGACAAAACTGTGCTTCTTAGTCCGGTCTGTGTCAGTCCGGTCTTACCTGTCCAGGCTGACGTTCCAGTATGGACATACTTGTTTTTGTACAGTTTGGACAGACTCAACTATGACCAAGCAATCTGGTACCGCACTTGAACCAATAGCGCCCTCTGCGCTCGATCAATTGCTTCCCGCTTTCGATGCAGAACCTAATCACGAGCTAGCCATCGTGTTACTCGCGTCTGGTCAATCGCAGCAGTTCGTGCGTGAACAGTGCGGGTTTGTATCAATGCGGGATGTGCAGGCGTTTGCGAAGGACTCGGATGTAAGGCAGGCGATCAAAGACCAAAGACAGATGCGTGTGCAAAGGGTTAGTGATAGGGCCTTGGTGAATCTTGAGACCATCCTAAGCACAGATCACAAAGACCTGCGTGCGCATGTGCTGGCAATCCGTACTGCGCTTGATGTGGGTGGCGCACTGAACAAAGAAGCTGCACTACCAGTGAAGGAAGTCTCAGACCTGTCTGTGCATGAGCTAAACGAATTGATTGCAGCAACTAAGCACGAGCTTTCACAGCGTTTGGGCGAATATCGGCCAGACGGACAAGCATCGATGGTGAACAAGTGAGGCGCGTCAATGGCTTGCGTGTGGTGAGCAAGTGACTACAAGTCAGTCGCCCAACGCTTGCACCCTGCCCGCTTGCCCTATGCACGCGTCCGACCCCCGGCCGCATCCGCGACGTCGTGTGTAAATATTATTCTCGACCCCCACTAAAAACCTTTCCCCTTCCGAAACACCAACTCATGCAATTGCACAGTTTGAAAGTTGTCCAGTCTGGAACGTCAACATGAGCAAGTTCGCTTACGTTGTGTGCATGACCTGTCTGTGTGGTGGCGTGATGGGATTTATTATTTTGCTGATTCGATCGGTGATCCACTTTTTGTTTCCCGGTTGGTACTCGTCTTTTTGAAATTGTCATTTGCTTAAAACACCAAAATAGGAGCTGACCTACGCATGACGATCGAATTTGACGACTCCATCCGTGCGGTGTGGTACGTGCAGTTGAATGCGGAAGCCGACTGGATGTGCGGACTCAACAAGGCGGACGACGGTTTTCGGGTGCAATACCGTTTTCGCTACTACGAAACGCTCGGTGCGTGGGATGGGCTGGATCGCAAAAACTGGTATCGCGCTGAGTTGAAGGGTGAGTCGCCCGATCAGGTGATCGAGGCAATGCGCAAGATGATCGCCGTGATGCAGGATAAGGGGGCGGGCCAAAGTTTCGAGCTAGTGCGTGATGCGGATGAAACGGTGGAGGCGTTTCTCACGCGCTTTACCGCGATGCCTTTTGCGCACAAGCGCACGCTGACCAAGGAAGAATGGGAAGCCGAGCAGGCGAAGGGCAAAGCATGAAAGGCACCCACCGTTTCCATTTTTGTAAATTGTTTTTGTTGTAAAAACCCAAACCCCGCTAGCCGTCATGTTCCCAAATCAAATCAATACCAGTTCGTTAAGCGCTGACGTGCGCGATGCCATTGATAATTTTGTGAACTCACACGAGCGCGGCGATTTAGCCTTGCGTCGGTGGTGGGAGTTTGAATCTTTTTGTGCCGTGTGGTGGATGCTGCGCGCTGCCGATGACACGCCGGAAGTTTTTCCCAAGGGTAAGTCGGCCACGTTGCAAGTCATGGAGCAAATGATTGAAGCGTCGATCAAGGAGATTAACGCGCTATGACCCCACTTGAACAACATTGGGACCGTCTACGTTCCATGCTCCACTCGATCGAGCTAACCGAAACGCAGTGGGGCGAAATGCGTCAAACTTTTTATTCCGGTTGCTTCGCCATGTTTCTCACGATGGCGGAATTAAATAACAATGTGAAAGACGATACTGAGTTTGACCGGCGCATGAATGATTTATTTAGGGAAGCGTTAAGCGGCATCGTCGATCGGTTCAAGTTGGACAAGCCGGAATTGAGACGGAGGCATTGACATGAGTACCGCAAGGATCAATCACATTTATGATCGTCTGCGTGACGATGTGGAGTTTTCACGATTGAAAGCCGTGTTGTCGGTGAACGAGCTACGGGATTTTATTCACCTGTGTTCACTGGCGTATGGCTTTTGCTCGTTGTGTGGCACGTCATGGACCGGGGACGTGTATGTATGTCCGGCGTGTCAGGAGGCTGAAAACAATCATGGACAATGAAACCTACTTAGGCGATGCCGTCTACGCGTCGTTTGATGGTTATCAAATATGGTTGCGGACAACTGACGGCATTCGCACGCTGAATAGTATTGCGCTGGAACCGTCTGTGTATGCGGCGCTGGTTCGGTATCGTAATTCGCTTTATGAAAAACCGTCCAAGGAGGAACCCGAATGAGCCTGTCCGCCGAACGATTGGAAGACTTGAAACAATCGCCCCGCTCCGCGAACGTCACCGACGTGGAAGACTTGTGCGATGAAGTGGAACGCTTGCGAGCGGAGATGAAATTGAACGGCAGGGGTAAGCGTGAGTACCTTATTTTTTTCCTTGGGTTTATCACGATGGACATTACCGAGCTTCTCAATGTGAATCGGGATCAGTTGTTTGCGGCGGTGGATCGCTTTTTAGAAACGATGAAGGGTGAACCTAAATGAACTTCGATTGGGAAATTGACGAATACGGTTGCCACAACTTGCATGTCGATAACGTCCATGTGTGGATTGAGAAGCGGCCAGCGTATTGTGATCGTGGTCATTACGTGGCGAAGGTCAATGGCATTTTCGATCCGGTCACGGGGATCAATAGCATTGATGATGGCGATGCGTTTCCACGCTACTACATGAACTTGGACCGGGCCAAAGCCGAGTTGGAAGAATGGTTGCAGTGGCGATTGCGAAGTGAGCGACATGACCCGTGAAGTCTGGGCCTGCGTCCGCATCGAACGCTGGAACAAAGACACGATGACATACGTGGCGTTTGCCGAAAAGGAAATGTTGATGCAAGTGAAGAAGCGCTATTTGTACGATGAGTTTGGCCGCAAGTTCAGCATCGACACCGGCCTGTGTATGAATCGGTTTTTTCCTGGGCAAAAGTATCGTTACAGTTTGAAGCCGGAGGTGAAGCGTGAGCCAACAAACCAAAATCAGTGACGATCGCTTAGCGCAAATCATCGATGGCGACATCGATAATTCGGCATTCGATTGGGAAATCCCGATCATGGCGGCGGAATTGCTCGCACGTCGGGCAAGCGCAAGACAGGAACACATGGCGTCGATGCGGATGATGCTCGCCATGCGCGAATCACCGGAGAAAGGCGAAGCCGATGGGCCAGACGTGCCGGATGGTCCGGTCAGCGAAGGCTTCGCGCCAGGGTTTGAGGAACGCGGCGGTAAGTCTGAGTGAATGATTCGACTTACACCTTCGCCGAACCGCTGAAGTTTGTCGGTCATTGGAAAATCGGCGGGCCGATTGGCTTGCGTGTGAGTTTGATGGTGCGTCCGCGTTGGCTGACGCGCGTGATGTGTAAGTGGTTACTTGAATGGGAATGGGAGGATACGTGAGCAAGCGTATTCCCATGTGGTGCGAACTCGTATGCCATGTGTGCAGCCGCTGCTGCATGGGACAGTTTTGCACCGCTGGTTCGCCGCGTAATGACTTGGTGAAACAAGCGCGTCACGAAGGCTGGCGCTTTGAGTTTGACGAATGCTTTTGTTCGGATCAGTGTTTGCATGTGTACACGGAAAACTTAGTCAAGCGATTGGAGGCGGACCATGTTGACGAACGACGGTTACAATCAAGCGTTAATGCGCATTGAGGAGTTGATGGAAACCGACCCGGCACCGGACACCGACGAGGGCCGCGCGCTCATCGCGCTCGTCGATAGCGTCATCGAATACGAGCTGGAACACTTTCCTGATTTTCGGAGTGACGCCGCATGAGAATCACCAAAGAGGATATTGCGGATTTTCGCGGTGGCATTCCAACGCTGTGCGATTTTTGTCATCAACCGCGCACCATTGAGGAGTTGGAACCCGAGGAGGCGGGCGATTGGGCGTGTCATCCCTGTTTGCGTAAATGGCTCGATCGCGATGTGGACGCCATCAAGGCGATTTTAGAATGCGTGTTTACCGAACTCGATGCAGCGAAATGGTGGTTCACGCCGCAGCAATACCTATCCGATCGCACGCCACACGAGTTGATTCTCTCTGACCAAAGCGATGCGCTGTTGTATCACTTGACGCAGTTTGCGGAGGGCAAGCATGTCTAAGCCGCAGTTGTTGTCGGTGACTTTCCTGTTGTATGAACTTGAGCGATTGAAGTCGCCGAGCGCGCAAGCGAAATACAAACGCTTTATCCCCATCCTGCGCGACGCCATCGAAACCATCGACCATTACGAAACAGAAAACAAAGTGCTGAAAGCGCAGCTTGCGAAGTTGACGGCGGAACCCAAGTGAGACGCTTCAAAAAGTCACCGCCAACGTACAGTACCAAGCGTCCGCCGAAAGAAAAGGATGCTAACGAGTATGGCTATGTGTTGGCGCGTCACGCCGGAAGTATGTTTAACAGCTACAGCGGTGTGAAGTGGAATGAGGCGCGATTGCCGAAGTATGATCGTTGGTGTCGCGTCGGTGAATTGCAAAGCGAGCATGAAAACAATGACGGCTATTAACTGCGACACCCAGGGCCATCTATGGAATGCGGGCGGCTTATGCGTGATGTGTAAAACGCCGCGCCCACCGGATGACGATCCCATTAAAGGCTGGCGACAAGTCAATCAAGGCATCGACGTACCGAGCGAGCATTTTTCCATGCGCGCGTTTGTCAAAGGCGTCTGCCGCGTCATCGTCACACACGAGGATCACGACGGACGAATGCGCTGGCATTTATCTATCTCGTGCGAAAAACGCTATCCCGGTTGGGAGGAAATCAAAGACGCACGTTATTCGCTGTTGCCGCTGCCGATTACCTTCGCGATGATCCTGCCCCCGCCTGACAAGTATGTGAACATTCACCCCAACTGTTTTCATTTATGGGAGATTGACGATGGAGAGTGGTAAAAATAATAAGACGCCTGAACAACTGCGTGAGTTGGTTGACCGCGTGACGAAAGAGTGCGCCGATAAAGGCAATCTCATCGAAGGCGGTTGGCAAGCGTTTCGGATACTGCAATTAGCTGGCGCGCGTGATGAACAAATACGTGAAATGCGCAAGGCGTATTTTCTGGGCGCTCAACACTTGTACGCCAGCATTATGAGTTTCATGGACGATGGCAGCGAACCGACTGACGGTGACTTGAGTCGCATGGCAAAGATCGATAAGGAGCTGGCCGCGTTTATCAGGAGCATCATGCAATGACCACGCACTTTGAACACGAAATTGAGTTAGCGTTACAGTCGCTTGAAATGTGCGGCGTCCCGCGCGAGCGCGCTCGCTCCGTTCACAATGGCATTCAAGTATTGGCGACGCGCTATCAAAAACAGGAGATTGCTTACACGGAATTGTTGACGCGTGTGGCGCAGCTCGAAATACAATCCGCTCGCTACGAAAAATTGCGCAAGCTCAATCCGCGTCAGTATGGTGAATTGTGGCAGCGTAACTTGGAAGGCGATTATCACTTTGATGAGTTGGTAGACGCCCTGCCGACATGAGCCATGTTCGTCTCCCCCGCCGCCAAAATGTGTACCAACAAGCGCGTATTTTTAACGCTCGTGTGGGCGCAGAAAGCCGCGAAGCGAAAACACCAACGCGCGTACCTTTGCCCGCGTTGTTACTTTTGGCACTTGACCACGAAAAATGTCCCTCCTTGCACAGATTAACGCGCCGCACTTTTGCGCCGGGATCGTCTTAGAAAACGATCGCGTCGTGAAGGTGCCGCCCATCCTCAACTATATGTGGGGATGGCATCGCGATTACGTGCGTAACTACTGTGATCGCAAACACTGGACCATCAAAGTCGTCACCGAGTTCGGTGCGTCAGTAGACACATGACTGACAACAGCGTACCGTTCGCGCCGGGGCAAAGGTGTTGGTGGTGGGTGGAGGCGTCATGGCGTACCCGCCAAGTTACGAACGCGATTATTCGTTTACGGAATTCGAGACGCTTAATCCTGGTCAACCCAAACCGGGCGCGGCCCTCGATACGGAATTCGATGATGTCAGCAATGCACTCACGGCAACGCAAGACGCCCTCGCACTCATTCAACGCAGTGATGGCGCACTCGCCAATGATTCAGTCGGCGAGGATCAATTACAAGATGACGTGTTTGATGGGTTAGTCGATGGAATCACCGCCGAAGCCGAAGCCGCACGAGACGCCGCCGCAGTCAGCGCAGACGCCGCCGCCGCAAGTGCAATCGCCGCCGATGCGTCGGCCGACGCTGCACTTGCCAGTCAAAACCTCGCTGCCGGTTCCGCCGCCTTGGCTGGCTCATCACAGACCATTGCACAAGACGCGGCGAATGAAGCTGCGTTAAGCGCCGCAGACGCCGACGCCTCCGCCGACGAAGCGGAACTCGCCGCCAACACCACGGCGGGCAGTGTCGCCGAAGCGCAAATGAGCGCCGAACTCGCGTTCAAGTGGGCCGAGTATTTAGCGGGGCCGGTGGAACCTGCGCCGCCCGGTTGGCCGGAAGCCGTTGACGATGGCATGTTCTCCTCGAAGTGGTGGGCGATACGCTCACGCGATTACAACACCGTCACGCACATTGATCTTGGCAGCGGACAAACCGACATCGGCGCAGCGTGGGAAGAATGGATCGCGCTCGGTAACGAGCAACCGCTTGGATTGATTTATGTGACGTGGGGAACGCCGCCACTGGAATATGCGCTGACCGATCCCACGGCACCGGAAGACCCCGACAGTTGGACGCTTATCACGGGCGGTGTTGGACCGGCTGGCCCACCGAACACGTTAACGATGGGCACTGTGACAACCGGCGTACCCGGAAGCGCGGCGAGTGCGAGCATCACGGGCGTCTCACCGAATCAAGTATTGAACCTCACGATTCCGCGCGGTGATGTCGGGCCACAAGGTATTCAAGGTAATCCAGGACCGATTAACACGCTAACGATCGGCACCGTCACCACGGGCGCAGCGGGATCACCGGCTGACGCATCAATCACGGGCGTTGCGCCGAATCAAATACTCAATCTCGCTATTCCCCAAGGAATACAGGGCGTCGTCGGCCCTCCGAATAGTTTGGCGATTGGCAGCGTGACAACGCTCGCCCCCGGCGCACCGGCAACCGCGACGATCACTGGCACGCCGCCCACTCAAACACTTGATCTTGGTATTCCGCAAGGCGCGACCGGCAGCGCGGGAGTGGGATCGCCTGCGAATCCCACCGCATTGATTGGACTTGCCGCAATCAATGGTGTTGCCACGTCATTCATTCGTTCCGATGGTGCGCCGGCGTTATCGCAAGCGATTGCGCCGACATGGACGGCGCAGCATATTTTTTCTGGGCCGGGCGGTGGCGCACTCACTTCGTCAATTATTCTAAATGGTGCTGGCGGTGGCTCCATCATGTTCGCGCACCCTACTGCGCCCGTGAATAAACGCCAATGGGACATTGTGGCGGGCGGTGATGGGCGTTTTTATTTTCGCGCGTTGACCGACGCGGGCGCGGCCGGTGCGGCATGGATGTTTGTTACTCGCACGGATGCTGCAACGATTGACTCGGTGACGTTTCCATCAAATTTCCGCGCATTAAAAAATGGGCGCTTTGCGGGATGGCACAACGCAGCCGCGAGTGATCCGCAAGGACCGGCTGTTGAGATTGGTTACGATACTGGCGAAGGTTGGCTAATTTCCTATAACCGCACAGGTAGCGCGTATATCCCGCTCAATTTTGATGCGTCTGTGTTGAAGTTTTACACCGCTGGCGTGTCGCGCATGACGTTATCGGCGACGGGATTGTTAGACGTTGGCGGGTCAATCCATTCAAGCGGGTGGGTGCGGTCGGTTGGTGGTGTTGCGAATATAGCGTCGGATAAATACCTTGCATGGGGCAACATGGGTTCGTATCCATACGGCTCGTGTTATGTGTACGGCGCGTCATCTGGATACACCGGACTCGGGCTTTATGATGGCATACAGTACCCGTATTTTATGAGTAACGGAACGGCCGTTGGGTTGTACATGTCGGTGGATGGGAAGTGGCTTATCTATCGGCAATCGGCAACGGTCGCAAATACGGGCTATAACTTGGAGGCGCTTTCTTTTAACGTCACGTCAGCGCGCAAATTCAAACGCGAAACCGGCAAGCCAACGCGCGCCGCTGACATTCTCTCGCGGTTGCGTCCGATCCTTTATCGCTTGCTCAAAGACGAATCACGCGAACAGCTTGGCTTAATTGCTGAGGAAGTTCACGACGTTTGCCCGCAGATGAGCGACGGCAAAACCATTTCCTATGATCGCCTTGCAATCCTTTTACTCGCGGACTGGCAGGAGTCGCGCGGGATAGCAGCTAATTGAAGTTTCAACGAGGAACGCCCACATGATTAACGCGCAAGTCAAACATATTTCCAACGGGTTCATCGTCACGCAGACGAGTCCGCCGCCCGCACAAGGCGGCATCGACACGGTGTATGCAGGCACGGTGCCGGAAGTCGTCTATTGGTTGGGTCGCATCTTTGATCCAGTGAACGGCGCGCCCGCCGCCGCCAGCGCAAGCGCGCCGACGCCGCAGATTATTGATCCGTCTACCGATCCAACGGTAGGCCAGTTCGCAAGCGTTTCAACTGTCGCGAGCGGCGGCTTTGTGGTGACGCAAGTCGCGTTTCCTGGTTCGGGTGCGCAGCAAGTTGAATTGTATTGCGCGAACATGGACGCCGTGAGCGCGGCACTCACGGAAATTTTCACGCCGCCAGTCGTGGAGTAATCAGTGGCCAGCGGACTACTCAAGGCCGGTGTTGACTTGGATACGTTATTCAGGGCGCGCGTCAGTGCAAAGCGTGCCGATGTCGGTTTCAAAGTGGGTGGCACTGACATTTCAAACCGTTATGAAACGATTGGTGGCGCAGCCGCCATTGCGGCAACCGGTTTCAAAGCGGCGAGCATTGATTTAGCGAGTTTATTTTTAGGCGCTTCGCAACATAGCTTAACCGCTGGGGCGGGAACGGTTACGCCTGGATATACCTTTATCGGCCTTTTTGTCAGCTTGGCGGTTGGGTCAATTACGCCGACGACGTTTGGCGGACTGCAAATACTTGCAATGGCGGATCAAACAAACACGGGTGATTCAAGCATTAATGGTTTTATTGTGCAGCTTAATACTGTCGTGGCACAGTCGTTTTTTAATACGATCACAATCAATGGCCGCACTTACACGTCCGCTTCCTCAGCCTTTTCTACTGGCTCCGCATCACAGTGGCGCTGGCCCACTTATGCGGGACTGGCTAATACAGGTGTTTATCCTGTCGGTATTTCCTAACGAACGAGGCACCCATGAATCCCAACGGCAAACCAAACGGTAACGGTCAACAGCAAATCAATCCCATCGAAGCGGCGCAATTCGCTTTAATCTTTTTGGGACGCGCGACGTTCACGCGCCAAGAAAGACAAATGTTTGATGTGGCGGATGCGTTACTCAATGCGATTGTGAGCGGCCAAGTGCAGCTTGCGTCGCCGCCAATGCCAGCGCAGTTAGTGGCAGACGCATCACAGCAATCGGAACCGCTGCAATGAAATTACTGGTCGCGCTACTGGCGTGTTCCGGGTGCGTGTTATCGCCCCTGCCGCAAACATGCAGTCGCACGACCGTCGTAGTGTTATGCGCGTTCGCTAAGTGCGACGTGCCGAAAGTCCCGGTGCCGAATGTGCCGGGGGATTGTTTAGCAAAGCAAGGTAAGACGGATTAAAAGATCGCTGGCCCCTTCTCCCACACTTACGGAGTGTAACCACGTCGGCCGTCACCGACGTGCGGGGGAAGGGGCACAGCCTCATTAAGACCATGACGACAGGAGTGTGATGCCTAGGTAACACGAGGCAAGTGCGATGACCGCCACACTCCCGCAGCCCAAGCGCAAGCGACAGCCGCGAGAATCGAAAACCGAGGTAGCGCCGCTACCGCCACCCGAAAACAGTAACGGGATTGGCGAAGCGAGCGACATTCAAGCGATGCGCAGGCGCTTGGAGGCTTTAGAGCGCCTCAAAATATTGCGCGATGCGCGCGATGATTTTTTGCAGTATTGCAAAATTATGATGCCGACGCCGGACGCGCCGGATGACTTAAATGACACGCTGTACGAAGTCGCGAAGCATCACAAAATTTTAGCGGCAGCGCTTGAGGAAGTGGAAAAGGGCACGATCCCGCAGCTCATCGTGACCATGCCGCCGCGTCACGGTAAGACGCAACAGATTAGTAAATTTTTTCCGGCTTGGTATGTGGGCCGCGACCCGTATCGCTCCGTCATCACCGCGACGTACAACGATGATTACGCCGGGGACATCGGCCGTGATACGCGTGACCTTCTACGGCACCGACGCCACCAGCAAGTATTTCCCGCCATGAAATTGCGCCAAGGCGCGCAAGCGGCGGATCGCATACAAACCACGGCTGGCGGGCAACTATCTTTTGTCGGGCGCGGCTCATCCTCCACCGGACGCGGCGGTCATCTCCTCATCGCCGACGATTTAATCAAAGACGCCGAAGAAGCGGACTCGCCCGCGATGCGCGAGAAAATTTGGAACTGGTTTGTGAAAGTGTTTTTAACTCGCCGAATGAAATGCGGTGCGTGCGTGATTATCGTGATGACCCGCTGGAATGAGGATGATGTGGTGGGCCGTCTCACCGATCCGCACAATCCCGCCTACAACAAAGAAGAAGCGGCGAAGTGGAAGGTCTTAAACCTGCCCGCGATTGCGGAGCTGAATGATCCAATGGGACGCAAACCCGGCGAAGCGCTTTGGCCGGAACGCTTTCCGCTCGCGATGTTGGAAGCGCAAAAGCGCTTAGACCCGGCCGGATTTATGGCGCTCTATCAACAGCGTCCCTCACCAGAAGAAGGCGCGTTTTTCCGCACCGCATGGATGAAAACCTATGTGGCCAGCAACCGCCCGCCCGCGAATGAAATGCGGATTTACGCGGCATCGGATCACGCCATCGGCACGGATCGCAAGAAACATGACGCCAGTTGCATGTTGATTGCCGGTGTCTGCCCAAACAAATACTTGTGGCTACTCGATTGCTATTGGGATCGACGCCCGCCCGATCAAACGGTGGAGGCGATGCTGGACCTTGTGCAGTTGTGGAAGCCTTCGATGTGGTTCGCGGAGGATGAAGCGATCTTGCGCTCGATCGGGCCGTGGATTCACAAACGCAAAATTGAGCGCGGTATCTCCGTCGTCATCGATTCCATTTCCGTTCACAAAAACAAAATGGCAATGGCGCAATCCGTGGCCGGTCTCATGCAAGCCGGACGCGTCATCTTCCCCAAGGCCGCGCCGTGGTTTCAGGAAGCGAAGCATGAATTGCTGCATTTCCCGCACGGCGGCAATGACGATTTTGTGACGTCCATTTCCTTGATGGGCCTGAAAGTATTGCAACTGATTGCAGGCACCCCGCAGCGTGATACCCCGTCGCATACCACGGGCACCTGGGGATGGTGGAAAAAGGAAATTGCGTATCAGCAAAGTTTGCGTGAAGCGACGGATAAGTTGGAGGTCTTCTAATGATTATCAAAGGCTATGACATCGAAGTCCCGGATGCGCGGGCCGCGCTCGTGAAGGAGCTGCAAGAGGAGGTGCATGCCGACAAAAAACACTTCCGCGACGCCTTCAAGCAAATGCTCGATGACATGGAACTCGCGTGGAATGGCGCACCCAAGTCATGGGGTAAATCCAACTACAAAGTGAATATCACGCAACGCTTCGTGAAACAAAAGGTCGCGTCGCTGTATGCGAAGAATCCGCGTTGTGTGGCGAAGCGTAAACCGCGCATGAACTTTGCGGTGTGGGATGGGTCGATGTCGCAGATTCAAGGCGCGGCACAAGGCATGCCCGATCCCATGACGGCGATGGCGATCATTCAAGATGCGCAAAACGGCAAGGCGCAAATGGAAATGTTCGACAAGCTAGGCAAGACGATGGAAATTTGTTTCCACTACTACATCAACGAACAAATCCCGTCCTTCAAATCGCAGATGAAACGCTGTGTGCGCTCTGCGATCCAAACTTCGATCGGGTATGTGAAACTCGGGTTTCAGCGCCAAACGGATTTATCCCCCGACAACAAAGCCAAGATCGCGGATTTTGAGCAACGCATTGCGCACATTGAGCGATTGATCGCCGACACCGGCCCCGATGGCGAGAAGGATCAATACTGCGGCGAGGCAGAGGAACTCCGCTTGTCCGTGGAACAGTTGCACAAGGAGCCGATGGTCATCATTCGCGAGGGCGTGGTGTTTGATTTTCCCAAACCGACGAGCGTGGTGCCCGATCGCAAATGTATTTCCCTCGATGGTTGGATCGGAGCCGACTGGCTCACCGAGGAAATATTTTTAACGCCCGATGAAGTGAAGGAGTTTTATAAACTCGACATCGGCACCGCAGGCAGTGGCAGCGGCAACATGACGGATGGGTACACCGCGTATTCCACGCAAGGGTTTGAGTATCGCCAAAACCCCCGCAACGATTTAACCGGCAAGCGCGCGGACCTCGTGTGTTGCTGGATGATGTATCACAAACCCACCGGCCTCAAATTCGAAATGGCCGATGGCTACAAGGATTTTTTGAAGGAACCCGAAGGCCCGGAAGTGTCCATTGAGCGTTTCTTCCCGATTTACGCGCTCTGCTTTAACGAGCTGGAACATCCCACCCGCCTTTTCCCACCGTCCGACGTCAACAACATGACGCCGCAACAATTGGAATTAAACCGGCAAAAGGAAGCGCTGCGCGAACATCGCAAGGCCAATCGCCCAGGCTATGTGACGCCGAAAGGCACACTGTCCGAAGAAGACAAAAAGTCACTACAAAGTCAGGAAACCAACGTGGTGGTGGAGCTTGATGGCATGACGCCGGGATCAAAAGTTGGCGACCTCATTCAGCCGTTGCCGAAAATTGGCGTGGACCCCAATTTGTACGAGTCGCAAACCATCATGGACGATGTGTACAAAACGGTGGGCATGGCCGAACCCTCATTCGGTGGCTCATCCGGGGATACCGCAACGGCCGTTGCCACCGCCGAACAAGCGCGCACCGCCGCGCTCGAAGCCGAGTCCGATCAGCTCAATGATTTTCTATCGACGCTGGCGCGTGATGCCGGTCAAGTCATGCTCATCGAACTCGATCCTGAAACGGTGAAGCAGATTGCGGGACCGGGCGCGGTGTGGCCGGAGATGAATCGCGATCAGATTGCGCAGGAGCTGTACTTGGAAATTGTGGCGGGCAGCAACGGACGGCCGAACAAGATTCAGCGGCAACAAGCGCTTCAACAGTTAGCTCCCTTTCTCATGCAAATTCCCGGCATCAATCCGCAGTGGCTGGGACAAAAGATGATTGAAGCGATTGATGATTCGATTGATATGACGGAGGCGTTCGTCGGTAACTTGCCGTCTATCTCGATGATGAATCAAGCGCCACCAATGCAACCGGGCGCGGCCGGTCCCGCGAGCGATCCGCGCGCACAAGGCGCGGAAGGTGGCGACAACGCAGAGCAGCCACAAACACAACCGCAAGGCACGGGACCGGCCGCGCCTGCATTACCCGGTCAAGGCGGTGTCGGCCGTCCGCCGATGGTTGCCTTACCGACGAGTGCCGCCGCCTGAGTTTACTGACGGCGACTGACCGTCAGTAGCTTCTTTACAACGGTGGGTGTACAGTCCGCACCGTTCGCCCACGAGACGTAATTTTGGACACTAGCGAAAACACAACGCAGCCAACCCAAACACCGGACCCGTCATCCGGTAGCGAGCAAGTTGTCTCCGACGCAGCCTTGGAAAAACCATCGCACGCAGACCCGTCATCTGCACCGGACGAGAGTAAGAAAACCCTCCTTGATGCTGTCCGCTCCGCCATCGATGAAAAAAACATCGAAGACGAAGACGCGCCAAGTGAGCGTTCAAAACTCAAAGCGGAACCGTCCACCGCCGAAGGCGAAAAATCAAAGCCTGACCCGACAAGTAAACCGGATAGCAAAGATGACGTAAGCGACGATGCGTTGCTTGCGGCACTCGATCAACTAAAGTCTGACGTCCCGCTCAATAAAATTGAACGCTTCCGCGAAGTGGTCAATGAGAATCGTCAGCTCAAGGGAGCCAACGAACGCTACCGCGCCATCGATCAAACCTTAACCGACATCGGCACCGATGCGAAACGGGTGGGGTTATCGGACGATGACGTGGCGCAGTTGTTTGCATGGCCCCGCTTGCTTGCCCGTGATCCCGCCGCCGCCGTTGAACAGCTTCAAGCGTTCAGCGATCGATGGCAGGAAAAGGTGGGAAGGCGTTTACCAGCCGACATCAAACAGAAAGTAGATGACGGTTTGTTAGACGAAGACACCGCCAAGGAAGTGGCCCAGCTACGTGCCGGACGTGAGTTCGACAAAACACGCAGCGAAGCCGACCGAGCCGAGCAAGAGCGATCGAGTTTCGTAAAAACGCAAAACGATATGCGAACCGCCGTCGATCACTATCAAAGTGAACTTAGACGATCAGACCCCGATTACACGCCGGAAAAACACGCGATGACGGTCGATGCGTTGACCGCACTGGTGGCGACTCGGGGTGTACCGGCGAAAGTTGAGGACGCGGTGGCAATGGCGAAAGAAGCCTATACCACGGTGACGAAACGACTCTCCGCCTTCAAACCGCAGCCACGCCAAGTTGCGAATCCAAACATCGGCCGACGTTTAAACAAACCGGCCGAGTTCCAACCCAAGACGATGCTTGAGGCAGTACAAAACGTCTTAGGTGAGTGACGTCGGCCTTTTCGGAGGCTGCAATCATGGCATTTACCGCTGGCGAGTTGGCATCCATTGCGAATGCCGCACTCGATTTTCATTTCAAGGGTCAACCCCTTCCTCAATCCATTCAAGACAAACCGCTGCTTTCGAAACTGGAAGGCGCGCGTAAAACTTTTCCGGGCGGCAAAGGTGACATCACCATTCCCGTCAAAGGCAAGTATGCGTTTGAAGGCGCAGCGTCACCGCTCGCAGGATCACTGCGCGGTTACACGCATGATGATCCGGTGGCCTACGGCAACATCGCCGGAATCGAGCGCGTTAAATATCCTTGGCGCGAAGTGCATACCGGTTGGAACGTCACTTTCACCGAGTTGAAAGTGGACGGTATCAGCGTGGTGGATTCTGCGTTTGGTGAAAACACCAGCAAACACAGCAAGCGCGAAGTCACCGCGATCACCAACATCATGCAAGACAAGGTGGAGACGTTCGGCGAAATTACGTCGAAGGCGCTCAACACCATGTTTTGGGGTGATGGCACCGTGGACCCACTGGGGTTCATTGGCGTGCGGTATTTCATCACGCCGACGCCTGCGGTGGGTGTCACGGGCGGATTGGATCGCGCCACGAATACGTGGTGGCAGAATCGCTTTGCCTCGTGGGCCGCTGCGACAGTGGACATTCCCACCGCGATTCACACGGAAATGCGTCAACTGCGCCGCTATGGCGGTAAGCCTACGTTGGCACTGGCCGGTTCCGTGTTCCTCGATGCGTTAGTGACGCAACTGCGCGCCAAGGGGTATTACACGGATGCGGGTTGGAGCAAGCCAACGAGTACGGATATCGCCGTGGCGGACATCCGTTACGCGGACCTCGTATTTCAATACGATCCGTCGCTCGATGACTTGGGCGCGGGCTACACCAATGCCTGCTACATCATTGATCCAAAGCATTTGTACATTTATGCGATGGAGCAAGAGTACGGCAAGGATCACGCGCCCGCACGGCCGCACGATGTGTACGGCTTGTTCAAAGCGCGCACCTACACGGGCCAACTCGTGGCAGATCAACTCAACTGTCACGGCCTCTATCGGGTCACTTAATTGGTGAACGAGCGCGGTCAACCGGCCGCGCTCTCTTTAACGGTGGAGGAAGTATGCAATTACTGAACGCATTGGTCGCTATCACGGGCGATCGAAACAACATGCTATTGCGCACGGAGTTGACACCAGCGGAAATTATTCTGCTGCAACAACTTCACGGTGATAGCTCCGTCTCGCAAATCGAACCGGTGGGCGAAGTGAAGCGCGAACCACAAGCGGAGATTGAGCGCTTGAAATGGCTGTATCCGCGTGAAAGCGAACGCATCCAAAATATTTGGCGCGATCATCCGGGCGCTGCGTTTCCGACTCGCCTCGATATGTTGCTCATCAATCCCGCGTTTTTGAAGTCGGCCGAATCCTCGCAGCCTTACATGGTTGACGCGAAGGTCGCGTGATGTATGCGCGGCGAAACATTGGGGCAGCTTTTAACGGAGCTGCGCGCGGAGTGCGGGTATAGCTCAAACGCGGCGCACGGCATCAACAATCGCGATTCGTTGGTGCAGATTCTAAAACGCACGCAGCGCAGGCTTTGGGCATCCTGGGATTGGATGCACATGCGCGTGTCTCGCGATATTCCGCTGATGGCCGGACAGCGGTACTACAACGTGCCCGCCGATCTGTATTACGAACGCATTGCCGACAATGGCGGTGAAGTGAAGTTCGGCGGTATGTGGATACCGCTTTGCTTTGGCATCGACGAGCGCGATTACTCCATCTTTGATCCCCGCATCGATTCGCGCTCGTGGCCGATTCAAAAATGGGACGTGGCCGAAGACCCCGCCGATGCAGGCGGCACCATCGATGCACGCGGCATGATTGAAGTGTGGCCGCTGCCTTCTGATAGTGGCGTAATCGGTGGCAACTTGGAAGGCAACTTGCGCCTCACCGGGATTCGCAATCTCAACCCCATGAATGCGGAAGCCGATCGCTGCGACCTCGATAGCGACATGATCGTGTTGTATGCGGCGGCGGAAATTTTGGCGCGTGACAAGAAGGATGACGCGCAAGCGAAATTGCAAATGGCGCAGCAGTTATTCAACCAACTGAAAGGCAACGCCGACAAGCGGCGCAAATTTAAGTTGGGCGGTGACGATCACGATCAAGGTCATCAAATCGATGTGTTCGCGCATCCGGTGCCGTTTTCTATCTCGGGGCACTAATGGGCTACAGCGTCATCAAATCCTTTGAGCGCGGTATCGATACACGGAAAATGATCGATACCACGGAAGCAGGCGCATTGCTTGATGCACGCGATTGTCACATCACACGCGGTGGCGAGATTGAAAAACGCGCCGCGTTCATCGTGACGGCGACCTTACCCGCGAGTACGAAAGGGTTTTACGCCACGCGCGGCCCCGTGTTTCATACCTGGGGTATTGGCGCTGCGCCTGCCGGGATGCCGCCGCGTGGTGTGTATCACAACGTGCAATTACCGAATGATCCCGATACCCCCGTCGATGAATCAACATTAACCATTGATTCAATTTTATCGGTTGAGGAGTGGCGCAATCTTTTGTATGTGATTGTGAAATATTCCGATGGTGTCGTGCGGCATTGGTACAACGATGCGCTGGTGATGACGGTGCCCATTCCGGCAGCGGCACTAGGCTCGCTCAATGCCCCACTGCCCGCGCCAACGCTGCCCTTACCACAACTGCCCGCGCCGCTGGTCACGCCTGCGCCGCAAGCGCCCACCGTTTTATCAACGCCCATTCCGCTGCCGGGACCGACGCCGCCCACCATGCCCGCAGCGGGAAGGCCGCAATGCAGTTTCTATCTGTTGGTCAATCCGATCGGAGCGACGCTGGCGCTGAAACATATTTCAATGGCGTCACCGAGCGCGGCGATCCCGCAGACGGTCGCGATGTGGAACGAACCGGGCGGTGACTACAAGCGCTTGATGGACAACATGGCGGATTGGGTGGACCTCGGAATTATCGGCGGCATCACGTTCACGTATGCCTATTGGACTGGCTACACGTTGTCGGAGCAAGGCGCTGGCGCTGAACAACAACTTGCTTCGCTCATCAATGCGCATGTGCCTGCGGCCGGTGATCCGAAAGCGTGGTGCATTGTTGCTGCCGATGGACGGCTCACGGTTTGGATTGAGGAGCAAACCCCGAAGTGGAACGGATGGGGATTATCGTTTCAGGGGGATGGCTTTGTTTTCACACTCAGCGGCCCCGCCACCGATCCGACCCTGGTTTTTATTCAACCGGTTTTCAGTGGGGGTGTTGAAGCGCCGCCGCCGCCGCCCGTCACGGAAGACCCCGGCACGCCCTTTGTAGCGAAGCCGGAAAACAAAGGAACGTTTGTTTTGGCTCACAACGAAAAATTGTATTGCACTCAGCAGCAGTACCTTAACTTTACGAAGTTACGCACCCCGGCTTATGCGCCGACCACAGGTGACTTTATTTCAGGATGGTGGCCGACCGAGGGTAGCGGCTACATCGATCACTCGATGATGGGAGAAGGAACGCCCAATTTAATATCGCTTGCCGACTATGGCGGTGACTTGGCGGTATTTGGCGAGCGTCATATTTTTATCTGGCGCATGGACCCCGATCCGCTGCAAAACTTTAAGAAGCAAGCCTTGCATCGCGCGGGCACGATCGCGCCACACAGCGTAGTGTCGTTTGGTCAAAACGAAGTGATGTATCTCGATCGTTCCGGCATTCGCAGTTTGCGTCAACGCGAAGCGCAAGATGCGGGGTTTGCGTCCGACCTGGGGAATAACATTGACGATCTAGTGACGGCGAAAATAAGGAACTCCACTGTCACCGAGCAACAGCGAAATTTTTGGGGCGAAGTGGAGCCTAACAGCGGCCGTTTGTGGATGGCGTTGCATGATGTCATTTTTGTGTTGTCGTACTACCCCGGCAATCGGATCGCCGGGTGGACGTGGTATGACGCGAGCGCATATCCCATCGATATGCTGAATGCGACCGATGAGCATATATATTGGCGATCGGGAAACAATGTTTTGGTGTACGGCGGTGAAACCGGTGTGGACTATGACATGACGGAAGCGATGATCCGCGTGCCGTACATTGATGCAGGCAAACCCGCGACGTTTAAAAGTTGGAGTGCGCTGGATGCCGCCGTGTTAGGCACATGGCAGATAAAAGGTTCATTCGATCCCACGCAGCCAACGGCATTTGATCTGTTAGCCAACATCACCAAGAGTACTTACGCGCAGGGAAAAATTGCAGTGAATGGTAAATCACCGTCACTGTCATTGGAGCTGCGCACCACCTTCAACGGCCCCGCGAGGATCGGAAATGCAACCCTGCACTACGAACAAGACTTCGCAGACTGACGCGGCGATCAATCCGCGCTTTCGCTTAGTTGAAGACCATCGCAGTGTGTGGATCAACATCCTGCCCGGTCTGCAAGCCTTGCGCGAGCAAGACGATATGGAGTGGTCAATCGAAGGCATTGATGAAATGTTGCGCAATGGCGAGGCGTCCTTACTGGTGGATGAAGACGACGCCACCGCGTTTGGCATCGTGAGCGTGACCACGTACAAAAACGAACGCGCGCTACTCATCTATGCCATGTGGCACCAATGCGGAAATGCGATCGAGCGTTTTTATCAACACATCGAATTCATGGCGCGTGCGGCGGGATTTAAATACGTGCGCTTTTATTCGCAGCGTCCCGGAATGGCCCGCCTCGTGGCGCGCTTTGGGTATCGCGTGCGATCCATCGAGTTTTTGAAGGAGTTATAAACATGGGTGACGGTGGCGCAGCAAAACAAGCGGCTAAAGCGGAACAAAAGGAGTTTGAACGCGAGGGCAAAATTAGGATGGGAACGCAGGACATTCGCAATAAGTTTGCGAGTGCGTTCAATGATGACTATTACAAGGACTTTGAAAAAGCGGGAACGGAGTATTACAAGCCGCAGCTTGATTCGCAGTACAAGGAAAGTTTGAATCAGCTACAGGCGGCGCTTGCGCGCAATGGGTTAGGACAATCGAGTGTTGCGGTGACGCAGGCCGATCGCTTAAAGCGTCAGAATCAAACGGCCAACGATCAAGTCGCTGAAAATATTCGCAACCAATCCAATCAACGCAAGTCCGACGTGGCGAATCAAGAATCGGTAGCCGTGGGGCAACTGCAAGCCTCCGCCGATCCTGCGGCAGCATCGCAACAAGCGGCTAATCTCATCAAGTCGCAAACGGCGCTTCCCGGATGGTCGCCATTGGGCCAAGTGTTCACCGATGCAACGGCGGGCCTTGCGACGCAAGGGGACTTAGAGCGCGCCAATCAAAATCGGTACAACGCGGGCGTGAGCCAATGGGGTAATAACGCGCGACGCTTCCTGCAAAACGTCGGATAGGTGATCTATGAATCCGTTACTGGTAATGGCGATTTTGGAAGCGGCCTCGATGGGCGCGAACTACGCCGGTCAAAAAAAGATCGACAAGGGCCGCGCCGTCGCGATGCGACAGCAACAGGAACGAAACGATGAATTGGCGCGGAGAGGAGAAGCCTCCTCTAAATCAACCACGGACCTATTGATTGGTACGCCAGAGAAAGAGAAAGCCGCCGCCGCCGAACGGCTTGCCGCCGTGGAAGCCGCGCGCACGCAAGTTAATCCGCTCACCAATCAAACCACAGATCAACTTGCTGTCAGTTCGCTTTCGCCAATGGGTTCGCGCGCAACGCAGGACATCGCGGACGCGGATAAGCGGACTGCCGGTTATCTCAATCAGCAAGCGAAAGCGCGTGCGGCGCTCGGTTCGTTCGGTGATGTAATGGTTAGCAACAACATCGGCGTGCAACGCAACCAACAAAACTTAAATCAAAATAGCAACTCGATGCAAAACTGGAATCAATTCGTGTTGCCCGCAAAATTGGAAGCCGCGAATCAAAGCGGCCGTGATTGGCAAACGATGGCGGATTTAATACAGGCCGCGTCTGCGATTTACGCTGGCGTTGGTCTAGCGAAGGGAGCCGCAGGCGCAGGCGCAAAAGTTGCTGGCGCGAATGTCGCGAACGACACCGCTGCGAGCCTGAGCGGTGATGCACTGACGCGCGCAGGAAATAACGCGTATTGGTTGAATGGAGGCTACGGAGCCAATTTCCGCCCGCCTGTTCCCGGCGCGATTTATTGAGGATAGAGTCATGTCACAAGTCCCCAATCGTTATTACAACTCACCGTGGATCGCCGACGCGGCGAAGAATCTATCGCTTGCGATTGCCGGTGATCCTGAGCGCGATGCGGCGCGGTTGTCGCAGAAGCGCACTGAAATGCTGATGAAGCGCGAAGAAGAAAAAGCGGCACTAGAAGCGCAAGACCGCGCTAAAGCGGAAACGTTTGGTCCCATGCTCGCCAATATTTTTGGCGCTCCAAAGGAAGCTCAACCGGCGATGATAACGGAGGCGTTACGAAATAATTTACCGCCAAGCGCTGTGTACGACGTTTCCGGCGCGAACGATCCGAGGATTGCGGGGAAGATTGCAATACAAGACCCAAAGTTAAGCAGCGCACTCGAAATCGCCAACATAAAATTAACGTCCGCAGAAGAGCGAGAAAAAGCGCGCTTAGAGGAGGATCGCCGAAACCACGACTTCCAACACGGCGACCGTCAGCTTGGGATTACGACGCGCGCCACTACTGCGGCCAATGCGCTTAGTTTCAAAGAAAAGGCGCTGGCAGCGAAAGACGCGAAGGGCGATTCGCTACTTAAAATTTCACCGGATGAATTTGATGATTTAGATTACGAAATTAAAAGATTCTCGCGTCCGTACGGTGCGCAGCTTGATCCGCAATTGCATCAAGACGTACTCATCCGTGCATCGCAATACATGCAGCAAACGCGCAACGCAGGCACGGCGATACAGAAAGCATTCAGTGATTTAGTTCATCCCGAAGACGCGACCGTTGAGCCGGGAACAGACCCGTGGTTCGGCGATCCGACGCCCGCGATCTTGAGGCCACGGAATCCGCGATCACGAGAATGGATGGACGCAAATCCTGTCGGTGCGCAACGAGTGTTAACGCCTCCCTCCGCGCCAACGCCAGCGATGCCGAATGGAAACCTATCCGGTGTCTTTATGAATCCCGCCGCGCAAGGAGCCTCGTTATTTGGTGAACCATTGGCACCGCAGTTTGGCCCGCGTGCAATGCCTGGATCACAACCCGCGCCAGCGATCACACCAGCGCCGCCAGCAGCGGAGCAATACCTACGAAAGAATGCAACCCCTCAAATGAAAGCTGCCTTTCAAAGTAAATACGGTTATCTGCCGCAGGGATTGTGATGGCAACACCTAACCCCTTCGATCAATTCGATGCGATACCCGTCGCAAGGGAAGTGCCGCCTGCGCCGCAAGCAAATCCATTCGATCAATTCGATGCACAGCCAGTTGCGAACACCGACGTAATCACGCAGGACATTGCAGATCAAACAGCGCGAGCGTTGATGGGAAATGTGGTGCTGCCAGCGCCAGTGCAACAAACGCCCGAGGATTCTTGGGGCGATGTGTTTAACAAGTTGGTGCCGCGACTCAAAGCGGGTGCAGGTAGCAAAGTTGCTGGCATTCAACGCTTTCGCGCTGATGACCTAGACGCGCAAAACAAACTGTTTGAATCACGGTTAGCGACGTTGCCGCAAGTTATCTCAGATTGGAAACAACGCCCCAATCGCTTTGCGACTCGAATCGCTGACGATCCGCGCGTGATTGCCGCCGCACAAGCAGCGGGCGTGGAACCTGATGCGTTCGTTGTTCCTTTCCCCTCTGCCGAGGAACTAACACCGGAGAAACGCGCGGAGCTAGTTGGAAATTTTCACACGGACATTATCAAGCAGGCTGACTTGCAAGAGTCAGCAGATGCCCATCGCGCTCGCGTGGAACAGCTCAACAAAGACGCTCAACTCAATGCAGGCGATTGGAGTCCTAAGACGCTGCTATCAGAAGCGATCGGCACCGCGCCGGATTTACTCGCCGCAGCGGGTGGCGCGATGGTGGGCGGTCCGGCACTCGGTGCCGGTGCGTTGGTGGGCGAGATTGCGCCAACATCCTACGAAGAAGGCCGACAAAAAGGCTATTCACAAAACGATGCAGCGAAGTACGCATCATTGATGACTGGCGCGGAATTCATTGGTGAGGTTCCGGTGTTTGAAGTGATGGCAAAAACGCCAGCCGGGAAAGCGTTGATGAAAAAAGTTGTCGGTAAATATGCCGATAAACTTATTGGCAAAGTTGCGGGAACGGCCGTTGCGGAAGGCGTTGGCGAAGACATCACCGAAGCGTTGCAGATTGGTATTCAAACCGGTCTTTATGATGAAAAGGTGTCAACGGCCGAAGCGCTTGATCGATTAGCTAAGGCGGGTGTACTCGGTTCCATCTTGGGCGGCACGATGGGCGGCGGTGCGCATCTCGCGGAAGGCAAACGAGACATCGGCCCAACCCCCGCGCAAATCGAAGAAAAGAAACGGATCGACGCAGCGCTAGGCCGCACGCAACACGGTGCGCGGATCGAAGGCGAGGCACCCCCATCAACAAATAGTGGAAATTCCATACCTTCCGAATCGGCACCGGGTACAATGCCGCCGTCCTCTAGCGGGGAAAGTCCTTCCCCTGATGTGGTCGCGCCGAAGGTAGCTCCGACACGCGAAACCACTCAGGGGTTGGCAACCCAACCGACTGATACGACCGCGCCATCTACTGCGCCGTCCACCGCACCAACTGAAACCACTGGCGAAACGCCACCGGCACCGACGCAAGCCGCGCCGCCGTCAGTCGCGGCTGAACCGACTGCACAAAAAACGGAAGTCCCGCCCGCCCAAACTGCGCCCCCAGTTTCCACACCGACGCCTACGCCCCACGTAGAAACGGTCGAACAACCGGGTACAGAGCAGGTGGGCGGGACGACCGAACCGGCTGCGATTGAATGGCAACCGCATGACAAGAAAGCAGCGGTTGCGCCTGCGCCGATTGCCACCACTGGCAAACCACTGACTGCAACGGTGTATCGCGGCAGCGGCAAAAGTGGCGAACAAATTTATTCTGGCGCACAAGTGCCGGTCGCGGGCGAAGGTGGCTACTACGCATTCAATCCAACCGATGCGGCGAACTACGGCGATACGATTCATCAAGGGCAAGCGACGATCACGAATCCGCTGGTAATTACCAATGATGCGCAGTGGCGAGCGCTGACGAAGAATCGCGCCGGATGGAAGTATCCCAATCCCACCGGGCAAAGCGAACAAACCGTTAAAGAATGGACGGCAGCGCTTCGCGATGTCGTGACGAAGGACGGCCACGATGGGCTTGTTATTCAGATGGATCAACAAGGCGACAACGCGAAGACGTTGCGCGATGTGTTCGATCACGATCAAATCGTTGATTACCGCGCGCCCGCACCGATGCCCGCGACCGCGCCAGCATCGCAGACGCCAGTGTCAAAACGTGAGACTGCGCCAGCTAAAACGCAAATCGAGAAACTAGAAGCGTCGGCCGACGTCGCTGAGAAAGAAGGCGATGCGCCGCGCGCTAAACAATTGCGTGAGCAAGCGAATCGCCTGCGCAAGTCAGCGGGCGAGATTGAACAGAATCAGCCGAAAAAGGCTGCGGGAAAACCTGAATCCACAGAAAGTAGACTCGACCAAAAAATCCCCGGCTATACTGTTGAGGAAAGCAACGCCCCTGATGATGCCGATTCCGGCATCACGGTGGAGGAAGGTAACGACGATGCCCACGCCGAATTTGAACGACTCCGCCAACGACAGAATCAAGAGTCTGTCGGAACTGGCACTGGAACACCCGAACGACAAGATGATTCAAGCGGGCGCGGATCGCGAGTTGTATCTCCTCAAGGAAGCCGCAGCGAAGGGACACCAACCGGCGATAGATCACCTCGCGAAAATCGAACAACTGCGAGCGAAGGCAAGCCGCTAAAAGCGCATCGCGGCGCGCATAGCGCGCTTGCGCCCGAACACTTCAATGACGAAGCGCTTGGGTTTGCATCGGGCCACCCGTCATCCGGTCTCGGTGTCTGGTTCACAAACGACAAATCCGAAACGCCGCGCTTTGGCCCAATCCAAAGTTCGCATGACGTGGACCTTCGCAACCCGCGCGTCTACACGCCAAGCGATCCGATTCCTGGGTTTAGTTCACTAGAAGAAGCGGCGGCACTGCGTCGGTCGCTCAAAGCGCAAGGTTACGATGGCATCGTGCAAGACTTCCGAAGCGTCGGCGGTCCTGTTCATTTTGTAGCGTTTGATGCGAGTCAGGTTAAGAACACTGCCGCTGCCGTTGAGCCGCCATCGCAAGCGCAGATGGCAAAAGATAAAGCAACCGATGCGGAGCAGGCCCCCAACGAGTTCGATTTATCGGATGAGTTCGACGAGGACACGGACACACTAGAATCACGCGCGCCGGAAACAACGGAAGGGCAAGCCGATGACACGCTTGACCTACGTCGCGACCAAAAGAAACCAATCAAGTCAAAACCCGGTCCCTACTCCGCGACCCGTGAGGGCGAGGTTCGCGCGTCCGCTCACGAACAAATTTGGAAAGACGCGGGCCTTGATCCTGATGCAATGGAGTTGATGGAACCGCCGCAACGCTTTGCGAAAGCGGCGGAGATTGTGAAGCAACACTTTGGCTTCGCTTCCGTCTCCAAAGACAAAACACTCAATTGGGGCGAAGCGATCGATGTGTTGAAAGACGCGTATGTTGGCTTGACCAATCAAGCGGCCATCGCCGGAGTGAACCCGGCCGAAATGAGCTTGAATGGCGAGCTGCATTTACTACTTAAAAGCAATGCGGGCGGCGCGCTCGCCTACTATCAGCCTGGGTCAAAAGTGATTGCGATGGTTCGGCGTAACGATGCGTTTGCGCATGAGTATGGTCACGCGGTAGATGATTGGTTGCTGCAACACTTCGCGCCGGAATTAAAACCAGAACGCGGACAACTCCTGTCCGGCAAGATTCGATCTGGCGGCACGCCCACCACACTCAACGCGCAAGTAACCGAAGCATTCATCGATGTAATGAACGCATTGTTTTTTAATGAGGCTCAAGCGGCGCTGTATGTGCAGGACTTGCAACACAAGATTGCAACGGCGAACACCGCTAAACAAAAAGCCGCTTTTCAAAAACAACTCGACAACTTCACCGCAGGCCATGCCCGTGCGCAAGGTATCGAATCCGATTACTACAAGCGCGCCAAAAAGTTTGATGGCGGCGCGTTTGAACCGGGCGGCAAGGATGGCTATTGGCAGAAGCCTACGGAAATGTTTGCGCGCGCCTATGAAGCATGGGTGGCAAACAAAATCGAAGGGCTTGGTGCCGATCATCCATTCTCGACGCAATCCGATCGCATGTATAAAGAATCGCGTACCGGACAGTTTCGTTCGGTGTATCCGAACGAAGTCGATCGCCAAAACATTTTCGCCAAGATGGATACGTTGATGAAGGCGATGCGCGATAACAATCTAGTGAATACCAAGGACGCCCCCGCTGCGATCGATGCAACCGATACGCGCTATTGGAAGAAGCAGGCACCAAACTTAAAACCGAAGCAAGCCGCGCAAGCGCGCGGTGTGATGGCGCGCATGGTGCAGCCGTTTAAAAAAGCTATCGCCGAAACCAAGAAAGCGGACAGCGCAGCGCATGAGCGAAGCAAACAGGATAAAGCAATTCGTGACGCGCGACTCAATGCAGCGAACCGTAAAGGATTGCGCCGTTGGGTGAGCAACGTGGGACTTACTGTCACCGATAAACTAAACATTGCGACCGCCAGCATGGCGCAGTCTATTCGCGGCCTCATCTTTGGTCTTGAAGAAAAGCACGCTGGCAACAAAGGGATTAAACAGTTTCGCCAATGGTTCGCCACCGATCCGGGATCTGGCGAGTTCACCGGCCAAGTATTCAACGAGGAAGTACAAACCGATGAACGTCGGTTTCAGGGACGGTTTTCTAACATCGTTGCCAATCACGACATCAAAAGTTTTGACGATCAAAAGCTGCGCTCATTGCGCGATGTACTGGTGAATGCGGTGCCCGTGGATTCTGTTGCGCCGGACGTACGCGCTGCTGCCGCTGACTTACGCCGATTCTTAAATGACCTTTACGCGTATAACCAGCAAAACGGCGTTCACATCGGTTACGCGCGCAACGGTTATTTACCGCGCGTGCCGGACGCGATGAAAATAGAAAACGATTTAGACGGCTTTCGCAAGCAAGCGAACAAGCTGTATTCCAATGTATATGAAACCGAGATTGGCAGCACGGAAACGCTGATGAACAACACCGGCAAACTCAGCTCGTTACTAAAGTACGTTAAGGAGATTGCGAAAGGCGGCAATGTCCCAACTGCTAAAACGCAAGCGCAAGCGCAGCGTCAACTTGCCAAGGACATCGTGAAGTTACATCGTGAACTGACCGCCGCCAAGAAAGACCCGGCGAAGTCAAAGGAGCTTGAGGCAATGGTCGATAAGTTGCGCGAAGCGATGCGCGATCCGTGGGCAACCGAAGCGGCGAACGATTGGGAGATGCGCATTCGCGGCATTGGCACATCGCGTGATTTTGCGTTTGAAGCGCGCGGGCCTGCGAGCAAGTACGCTAAGTCACGAACGTTGCCAGTCGAAGCCGACGCCATCATGGGCGATTACCTCATCAACGATCCACTCTCGCTTATCTCGACGTACATTTCACAGAGCGCGAAGCGTGTGAACTATGGAAAGTTTTTTGGCAATCCAAAAGGCGATCGTCCACTTGGTTGGAAACTCGATGATGCGCTGAAATCGATACGCGAACCGTACACCGCCGCCGATGGATCAACGCAGCGCGTGAACGTGGACGATGCCCAGGTACTTGAGAAAGCGGTCAACTTACTCACCGGTCAATTCCAAACCAATATGACCAGTTGGGGAATGCGCGCACGATCAAAGTTCAATTCACTGATGACGCCAGTGATTCTAGCGCGCTCTATGTGGTCACAACTTGCGGAGCCAATCACCGTCAGTATTCGCAGCGGCGATTTAAGCGATGGCCTGCGCGTGGTGTACAAACAGATGCAGGACGTTGCTGCAAAACTTGGTATTAAGAGCGCGCAACAACAAGCGGAATGGCGTAGTGAAATGGCGGAGTATTTTGGTATCGTCACCGATCACCTAACCGATCAACTCATGCAGTCGCGTTACAACTTGATGTACCAAACATCCGGTAGCGCGGTAAAACTTGCGCGCTTCTTCACCATCATCGGCGTGCATCCCCACGCAATGAGTATGCGTCGCGGTGCGGCTGATATTTTTATGAAGCGGTATGCGCCTAAGATGGCAAAGCGTGCGCTCACCGATACGCCGAAAGGAAAGCAGGCGCGTGAAGCACTCGCTGAACTCGGTATTGATACGAACAACAAGGAACTGTTGGCGGAGATGGCTTCGCTTGGCGAGATTCAGGGATTGGACGCGCTAGAAAAATTACGCCATCTTGAAGTGATTCGCACGGCCATCAATCGGTTTGTCGATGAGGGGATTGCAAACCCCAAGATCGTCGATAAACCCATTTGGGCTACGCAACCGGAAACGTCATTCATGTATGGGATTATGAGCTTTCAATTCGCCTTTCAGCGCAACATTATGATTGGCAGCGCGAAGCGCATTGGCAAAGCATGGGAAAATAATCCAAAGGTTTTCGCCGCTACGACCGGCTCAATTGCCGCTGGCTTTGGTATGTTGATTGCGGGACAAATGGCCTCATGGATCGCTCGATCGCTGCTGTTCAATGGCGATGATTGGGACGACATGAAAAAGAAAATCGATGAGGATTGGTTATGGCAATCGATGTCTCGCGCTGGTTTGTTTGGGGCGGTTGATCCTATCGTAAATGCTTTCTTGAGCTTAAAGTATGAGCGTGACTTAACCGCGCTCACGGCCGGACCCATCACCGGCATTCCGCTTGCAGCCGCGCAGACGATTGGAAACTTCATCGGTGATTCATCGTCAGCGGTAAAGGCACAGAAAGCATCGACAATCGTTTGGAATAATGGCGTTGCGCCGCTCATCACAGCGGGAGCGCTTTCGATTGCTAGCGCTAATCCGTACGTCGATGCCGCGCTTGGTGTCGGCTTGCCGTTCTTAACTTCCAAGCGAGTGACCGGCCCTATCACCGAATGGGCAGCGGAAAAGATGACCGGCAAAAACTACAAAACGGCGGACGAGAAACGGGCCGAGTCGGAATCCGATGCGGGACAACGGCAAGCGGAAAACAAAGAGCGAAACGCACCGAGGCGCGCCGATGCGAAAGTGCGACGCGAAGACCGACAACGAACTGAGGAGTAAAATTTATGCGTGACATCGAACTACTTCCTGTCGGCGATGTGGCTTACGCATCACCGTCAACAGCGGGTCTGCCAGCGTCCACTACGCTCGTTGATCCTTCATTCACCGACGTGGCTTATGCTAAACCGAGTTTAGGCGGCGAGTTTGGTCCCGGCCGCGTCACGTTATTATCCGGTCCCACTGACGGAGGCGTTGCGTTACTCGCGGGTGAGCCGGAAGCGGAACCCGAAAGCGATCCAGTGCCGGAACCCGAGGCGGAAGTGGAACACGAAAGCAAACACGCACGGAAGCCAAAGCGCCGCCACTAATTCATCTTGTTATTACGAGGAATACCAACATGCGCGACTTACCAGCTCCACCCTTCAAAACGGGCGATGTTGCCTACACGCGCCCTGCGCCTGCGGGTTATGCGTCCACTGCGGCAACGCCCACCGATCCCGCTGGTGATGTCGCGTATGCGGTGCCGTCATTGGGCGGCGAGTTTCAACCGGGCAGTGGTGCGCCACAACCCACCGGCAACCCGATCACCAAAGGCGCGGATGCTGATGGCGGCGCAGCGGATATTGCCGCAGCGCCACGCCTTGGCGCACCGACGCCACCAACGCCACCGGCAGCAGTGGAGTTAAGCGGCTCCGTCAGCGGTAACTTTGTCGTGTTTGTCGGCAAGGCATCCAAGGCGGGCACCGTTGACGTGGGCTTTACGGCCGATGTGCCAACGCATGTGATTACCAACGTCGCGATCGGTGACACCGCTGGCGCAGTGGCGGCGAAAGTCACGAAGCGTCTCAATGAAAACAACAAGACCGAAGCCGTGCAAACGAGCAATGGCGTTCAAGTGTTGAAGGCGGATGGCAAACCCGCCACCGCACTCACTGTGGTTGTGACTTTAGCGTGAGGTAAATTTTATGATTACCGTAACACTGGTTTTAATTGTTGGCGCGTTACTGACGGCGATTGCATCGGCGTTTAGCCCGCCGAAGTGTCCGTTGTGGGTGTCGGTCATTCTTCTTTGCGTGGCGTTTGCGCTTCAAGTACTTCCGAAGTAATCGCGTCGCGACGTTCAGCGCGCATCACTTCCATGTGTTCACGAACCCACGCGCAGGCACGCGCGTGGCCCTCCTTCGCTTCCGCAAGCGTTTCATAGCGCCATTGTGGTTGCGATCCTTTATCGTGCATCACTAGATCAAAGATCATCGTTTCAAACCACAGCGGGCGATTGCCGTGACCAGATTGGATACCAAGGAACACGGTTGAAACGTGCGCGCCCTCGATGTGATCGGAACCAACACGACAGTTTTTTTCAAAGTCGGTGAACTGCACGGACCATTCACTCATCTCGCAAGGAACCACGACGCCGTTGAATAGCTTCCCAAGCAAGGGCCAGCGATCAATATTGTATTCGTCGCTCATTCAATAATAATCTCAATGCGTTCATGCTGCCATTCAGGATGCAACACCACTTGATCGCGGATCACGTTGGCGCAGCGGTCTAGCTCCGTGCATTCTTTCAGCATGTATTTGTAGGCGAGACCCAAGCCGCTGCTAATCACAAACTGAATAATCACAATGCCAAACAAAAGACCCAACAGGAGAAACGACACCTCCTGTTGAATGACACAAAGGGCAAGGTAAGCGGCGGCAATCGGAACATAAATCCACGAAAGCGCCTTCATCACACGCGATGTAATCTCCGTGTAACGCATGTGTTTGTTCATTCGATACAGCTTGCGCGCGAAGTCACGGCAGTCTTCATTAAAGGATTGTTTTTCGGCGTCACTCATCATAGCCATGTTTCAACTATCGTTTGGTCATCGGTTGGGGCGCGGCCCATGCGCACACTTGCGCCGTCCAACACAACATGCTCGCGCGCTTGTTGCAACGATTCAAACAGCCAGCAGCGCGGCTCAGGGACAAGGCCGAACCAGACGCGCACCACAAAATGATCGGGGTAATCACGCGGACGATCACAGACAACCCAGATCGGCGGGAACCGTTTACGCGCATCCTCAAGCAGCATGATTTTATCGGCGGTCATCTTATGCGTGCCGACTGACGGGTGTACACTGTCAGTTGGCAACCTCCTATCGTCATGGTTGTCGCGATTAGTCCCTGTTGGCCGCGCCCTTTAGTTAGTGCGCGGCCGTTTTTTTGCCGTCTTCGTATCGCTCAAGGGTTTCCATTTCCTGAAAACGAACAAGGCGCAGCGATTGTTTCAGTGCGCCTGTGTGCGCAATCGCTAGGTGGCGGTAGCGCTCAATCGCTTCACGGCTACTCGCAATGAGCGGGGTGTGCGAGCCAAGCATAGCGACCCCTACGAGCGAGTCTCGCCCGTCTACTTCCGTTATCCACGCGAACATTTCCTTTTGCACTTCCATTTAAGCCCCCACACCAAAGTGTTTCATGTGAAACGTCAGTCCGCGTCAGTCGCCTACTTTTTGCCGAAAAAGAATAACCAATCGTCGTGATCGAGCCTCACCCGCGATTCTGGATTCGCGAGCAAAAGCTGAACCCATGCGTCGTACTGTTTGCTGTAGTCGGTATGGGTGCGAATCTTTTGCACGCATTCATCAAGGTCCGCTTGCATGGTGGCGTCGATTAACACCGTCGCGCCGCGTCCGCCGCTGTGCCCATACTTGGGACTCCCTATCGATAATTGATCGGATAAGGACTCATCAATGGTCAATCCTTCCGCTTTAATTTTTTCCATGACGTGTTGTTTTTTCTCCGTCCAAAACAACACGCGTTGATCGCGAAAGTGACGTTGTTCAACCGCCGCATCGGCCAGCGCCTTGGCGGTGTATTCAAATTCCCACTTGGTTCGTAGTGTCATAGTCGTTACCGCCTTTACACGATTCAGAAAGGTTAATGTTGATTCAATTCCCTCGATCGACAGGCCCTGATTCACTGCTTTTCTCCCGGTAATTCAACGCCCGCATCAAGCAGCGCTTGCTTCATCGTCTCCTCTGTCTTGCCGTAAAAAATCAATATGTTCCCTCTGTCGGCACCAAGCTCACGTAAGTCAATGTGGATCGGGCGACCTTGCTGTAGTAATTCAATATTGCGAGCGGACAGGCCAAAAACAAACCTGTCGCCCGTGCGTGCTTTCAACATAGCTATGACCTGTGCAACTTGTGAAGATGATTCAGACGGCGATCGATGCCTCCCTGGTTTTGTAGTTGAATGGACTTGACGAGCGCAGGCATACAGCCACATGAATGCGTCCATGCTTTGCGCTTCAAGTCACTGCCGGACTTCACACACGGCTTACCGCAATCGCACCGGCACACCCACCATGAACCCGGTAAGTGCGTTTCGTGTTCGGCAATCACGGTGACGAGGCCGAAACGCTGATTGAGTAAGTTGTGTTTGATGCCGCGCAATTGATGTGCCGTCCACTTAATCACCGCTCTTCGCGTTAGCCATCGACATGATAGCCATTGCGACCTCAAGCGGCATTTCCCCTTGTAGGGTGAGCAATACCAGTGACTGGTGTTTTTTGGACGTCTCAAACTTCACGGTGGGCGCGGGAACCCCAGGCGGTAACACCCATCGCGTATCGCTCGTGTCGTGGCCGTTCGCTTTCTTCGCTAGTTTGTCTTTAGTCTTCCATTCCGAGCGCGGCGGCATGGTGCGCATCGGGCGGACCATCGGCGTATTGGGATCGAACGGAATAGTGGGTTCTAATAAGCGCTGCATGGAAACGCCTAATACTTGCGCGACGTAACCCGCCTCCTTCTCGGTAGCAAATCGGCCCGTTGCTCTCACCCATTCACGAGCAACACCAATATTGCGAGCGTTGTCGCGATCGTCCGTTCCCCATAGCGTTTTGGCGAGCGTGACGTGCGAACCGTTTTGTAGCGGCAATAGTTCCTGTAACGTGGCAGCGAAAGCTTGTTTTTCTTTATTGGTCGCATCGCGAAAGTGCGGCCACTTGAAGTTTTTTGGTGAAGGTTTCGGCTCTGATGGCTTGCTTTTTATAGCGTTAATTAAGCCTAATTTAGAGGGGGGGGGGGGGGTAGTCACAGTACTCATCGTGGTTTCTCGTGCCCTGAGAGAGCGTTAATGATTGATTCTTTTTTGCTGCTAGTTAATGAACTCGCGACTCTTGCGCACGCTGACGTGCGGCCTTCACGGCACGCTTGGCGTTGTTCATTATTTTGAGAACACGCGGCTCGTAATATTCGATGCGGTGCGTGTATAGCTGTAGTTTTAAGCGGCGCTCCTTCGCGGCTTCGACGCCTTGTTTTTTCCAGTAGTAGGAACTGGTTCGGCAGTTCGGGCAGATCATCAAGCCGCCCATCGATCCGGTTCCCTCCGACAGCTCCGTCCCGCAACCATCAATCTCACACACTAGTTTCATGGTTCAACTCCTATCTAAGCGGTTAGTCCACGTCGCGAACGGTACTCCATGCCTTTAACAAAATCCACATTTTGCAGATTCATGGGGAACTTTTTAAAAAAGACAGCCGTCAGTCGCTTGCTTCCAACGCTGTCAATAAAACCTTCCCCGTCGCTGACGATTGCACCAATATAAACAGTTCACGCGCGTTGCGATTAAAACGGGATGTCACTGTCATGCGTTGGTAAATTTTCTTGAGCGGGTTCTGTCGGCTCCTCGCGACGTGGCGCTTTGCGCTCGGTTTTTTCCGCACAATATTGCTTCGCGTCCGCGTCTGTCATCGGTTTTGCGCTCACGGAAATCATCTCACCGTCGCGGGCGCTGCGCACCCAACCGGACAGCCAATACCAGCCGACGCCTTCAAGGTAAATGCGACCTCGATAGTGCGGGGAGTTGTCGGACTTGCGCGAAGGGTTGGCCGCAATGTAGCCGCCTGACTCCTCCTTACCTTTGTAGACTTTGGGGAACAGTTGGGAGGCGCTCACGGTGTGTCCTCCACCTGATAGCCGTTCACGATGCGCATGGCGTTCATCAAGCCAAGGAGCCGATGACGCTGCCGGTTATCGACGCTGACGCCATGACGCAGGCCCGCGTCATACGCATCGGCAACGTCCTGCCATCGTGGTTGTTCCGTCGCTCGTCGCTGTATCGCGTCCAGGTACGTGATCGCAAAGTGGGTGTTTACGACCGGCAAATTTTTAATGTTGCTGTTCATAGGATATTGATCCGTTGTTCGTCGGACGATGAAAGGGAGATGGTTTGATAGGTGGCGGTGGGCATGCCGCGACGTTTCCAGTTCCAACCCTTGATGGTCATGCGGACCTTCACGGAGGGTGGAAACTTCGACGTTAAGCGCTGTGCGTCTTTCTGAAAGGCGGCGCGCAGGAGAAAGGCCACATCGGTGCGCTCTAAGTTTTCACCCGTGTACAGATCGGCCATGAACGCATCGGCGAGTTCCTCATTCTTGCGGGCGAATACTTCATACAGCGCAGTGCCGACGCCAATCGATACCGGCCGGTTGTCTTTCGGATAGCTTTGCAAGGTTTCGGCGTGTTGAAACAAAGACAAGTGATCCTTCGCGTATTCGATGATGTCGGTGTTGGATAGTTTGGTATTGGCTTTGTGAATGTTGCCGCGCTCAAGGGGTCGCACCCACGTCACGGCGGTGGCAACCGCTTTCACAATGTGCAGCGAATAATCCGAAAAATGGAGGCACAACGCATCGGCCCCGGAACGCACCGCCCCTGTATCGATCGTGGCAAACGCTTCTTCTTTGACGCCATACACGACCAGCGTTTCAATGGCGCGCCCGGATTCAATACACGCCATCAACCGATGTTGACCATCCAGGACGTTTTCATTGTCCGCAATGATGATCGCCTGCCCGTTGACCTTCCAATTTTCATTATTGATTTCACTGGCAAGAAACTGCACATGACGTTTACGCACGGGCCGATTTTTATTGTTCGCACGAAGCCAATTGGTTGCCATCGCTGGCGTGATCTTAACGACCTCCGACACAATCGTGCCGTCGCCTCCATGCAGCTTTTGTGCGTGTTTCAACTCGATGATGTTCGCCATGATGGTGTCCCCGGTTCAGTTATTTTCAAAGCGATTTAGAAAATCATTCAACAAGCATCAAACCTGTCCAGACTGGCTAAGAATCGGATTCAAACTGGTTCAGAAAGAGAGAAGGAACGGAGGCGGAAAATTTGTTCCCTGCAAAATATGAACAAAACCCGGACTTCCCGCGTTAAGCGAGAATCCGGGTCTTAGGTTCAAGGCCCGTATGGCGGTGAAACCCGTGATCGCAGCTCACAGCCACTTATTCCCGTGACTGCCGGTTATCGCGCCCTGCGGTCTTAACCCTGCGGCGCGTCGTGTTTTCCCGGTTCCCCCGCTACACGAATCTCGAACGGGCGCGGTGCATGTTCATGCGTCTCCACCGTTCGTTTGCTTGCTAACTCAACAGTTCGTCACTACTCTCGCGGCATGTACCGCTATACCCAATCCGCCTGTGCCACTTCACGCCCTTCCGGCTCCGCTTGTCTGTAACCCTCAACTCCTCGCTCACGTTGAGCGGCAACTAGCGCTTGTCGGTATTGCTCTGCACACGCTGAATGACACCACTTGTGTCCTACTGCCTTGCCGTACCAATACGGGTTCACGTCCTGCCCCAGTGCGCCTCCCGTGCCACAAACGTCGCACGGGAGGTAATTGACTGATTCGTTCCTAACCTTCCGCTTGCCCATCGTCATCACCCGCGCCTAACACTTCGTCCTCGTCCAAAATGCGGCCGGTTTCAGGGTCCACCCGTAAATCGGGTCTATCGCCTTCGACTGACCGCACCTGACGCGTGATCGACGCGGGCGCTGTGTCGGTTGGCAAGTCATCGAGCGCGCTCCTACGGCGCTTAGGCTTCGCCTCGGTGGCTTCCTCTGCTAGTGGCTCGTCGCTGACCACGGTGCCGTCGATCACCTGGGAGGGGCGCTGTAGCTCCTCGTGCAGTTCGCTCACGCGGAAGGCGTTTGCGGCGGTGGTGGACAGCGGCAGGAGTTTGGATAACCGGCGCAGGGCGGTTTTCTTGCCCATTTCCTCATAGTCGTTTGTCCAGGCGGGACCATTGGCCGCTTGTGATCGGCCGCGAATTTGATCCACTTGGTACTTGGTCATCACAACACGGGCGGCAATGCCCCCATCGCGGAACTTGGCCAGTGCATAGAACCCTTCCAGCGGGCCGCGATCTTTCCAGTTCACATGCACTTCGAAGTGCGATTCATCGCCGTTGACCCACGTCACGCGATCATTGGCGTGAATGGTGTCCGCCTCCACGTAGCCGATGTCGCCTTGGCGGGCGAGTTTGATGAGGCCGCGATAGCCGGGGATCAGTTGGACCTTGCCCTTGAACGGGACGAAATACGCCTCACCCAATTGCGAGTCCGGTAGTAATCCGAGTTGTGCGGACGTAACCACTGCTGCAAACAGCGAATTGCGATCCGCAGATAACAGCGAAGGGTTTTGCTGTATGGCGGTGATTGCAACACGTAAAAACTTTTCAACGGTGACGTGATGCGGCAGTGCCATCACTAACTGTTCTTTCATCGTGGGCAGACTTAGCTGCGCGCGTACCACGTCGATTGGTTTCATTGGCGCTTTGACTACGGAGTTCATTGATAGCTTCCTCTATTGAAGTGCTGAGTTCGCGCATGAGCGCGCGGGGTGGGAGTGCGAGATACACATCGATGATTTTTAGAATGGTGTTGTAGGAGTTCGACCACAGCGCGGCATAGCCTTGCTCGCGGGCCGCTTTGAGAAACTCCAACTGGGAAATGGTGGGGCGGTTTTTGTTGACCTTTATTTCCAACACTAGGCCGTGATACCCGCCCGAGGGTTTTAGGATCACGATGTCAGAGACGCCAGCGCGTGCGCCAAGCGCATGAAAGCGACCCGCTGAATGGTTATCGCGGCGCAGTAATTCCAACGGGACGTGAAAGCAAAGCGATCCGATGGCCGGATATTTTTTATCGATGTAATCGATAACGCACTTTTGAAACTGCTCCTCGCGATAGATGAGCGCTTCCGGCAGGATATTTAAGTTGACGTACAACGCGGCTTGCATGGCAATCATGTCCAGCGCGCCCGCATCGTGAACAAACTTGTAGGCTTTCTTAGGGAGCCAGCGAAGTCCGCGCATTACTGCATCACTCCGCTGCTCGCGCTGGAATGCAATGCGTTGACCGCACAGGAAATCATTCCATCGGTCGCGTCGTCAGATTCACAGCGCGTTACCAGTGAAACCACTTTCTCGCCAGCGGGGGCGGCAATCACAATCAAGTTGTATTGCTTACCAAACTGTTCAAACAGCAACGCATTCAGTACCTGCATCCCCATGCGCATGCAGTTAACGCGGTTTTCATCCTCTGTCTTTTCATCGGTCATGCGTGTTGCTCAACGTGCGCGTAGCCAACCCAATCCAATTGTTTGCCGCGCGCTAACTGCAAACGATCCCGCTCCACTTCCTCCTCTACCCATTCTTGTGGATGAAAGACGCCGTGGAATTCACCGCCGCAACGACACTTGCAGCGTTTATGTTTGGCCGTCTCGCAACGATCAGCGAGGTGGCGTAGCTGGTCCAAGGAGATTGCCTTGCTCATCGGTTGCGCCCTCCATCAACTTGTCTAGTTCGCTCATGGGAATAAGGTCTTTGCGCCATACGCGATAACTCAACTCACCCTCTTCAAAGGGAATGCAGGGTGTCTGTTGCAAAAGGACTTCGCGCCGCACCCATCCAAGTAGCTTCGCGTGGTCTTGGTTCGCGTCATACGGATGCAAATGAAATTGAGCGAGGACGAGAATGTCCGCGCAGTCGGCAGCGGCCGATACTTTTAGGTACAAAAAATTAGGTATGGTGGCCGTCTTCACGTTGAACGTGACGGGTTGGCCTTTGATAAGCGCGGTAAAGTCAATGCCGCCATCGCCACTCGGGCGATAACTTTCATCAACGGGAATGTGATAGCGCTCCTCAAAGGCTATTTCGCCGTAGATACCCTTCATATTTCCTTCAAGCGTCGATTGCTTGATGGAGTGCCCCGTGGTTGCGCAATCCTTGTCGCGTATCATTGCGATGCGCAGTGCGCGCAGGCATCGCGGTTCCTTACGCATGGCGGCGCTCATGCCTTCGCTACCGTGATGCGCATTTCAATTTTTTCTTGTTGAGCCGCGCGCTCGATAACATGAGCTTCTTTCGCTGGCCGCGTCTTCACGCTAATGCGTCCGGCGTTGCACTTCACACTGGCGTATCCAGCATCGACGCAATACTTGAGGACGCGGCCCTCGATAATTTCCTTCTCAGTTTCAAAGCGTTTGATGTTGGCGCGTAGTTCGGCGATGGTGGCGATCCACGTTTCAACATCGGGATCACCGCTTAGATCGATTGACCCTTCGCCTGCGCCCCAAACACGTTTCATCGCATCAAGGTCGCGCGGTAGCTGCGCCTCGGGTTCAGTGCCGTCAATGATCGATTCCCAAAACGCCGTGACGCGCCGCCGTATCTCCTCGATCGATGCTTGATGGCGTGGAATGTCGCAGCGAACGATGCGGTCGCCACTGATTAACGCGATCAAGATGCCGCGCGGTGCGTTGAGGCAAGCAAGCTGCGTTTGCACTTGCAGTAAGTAACGCAGTGGAGGTTCCACGCTGCCATCCTCGTGCGTGATCCAGTTGTCACGCCACGCACCCCATGAAGCGTTTTTCACTTCAACCGGAATCTCAATACCCGCATCGCTTAGAAAGTAATCAGGCGTTGAGGCAAGCCCGCGTGTTGCATCATCGGTGACGTAGCAATCCGCCTTGTACAAGTTGAGGCCGTACAGTTCGGCGGCAGCGGTGGCAATACCGCCTTCCAGGCAGCGGCCTAACACCACGCGTTCGTTGTCGGTTAGGTCCTCGCGCGCTAGCGTGCCGCGCTTCTCGTGCCAAAGTTGAAAGCGGGATTGAAAGCCGCAATCGAATAACGCGGCAACGTCAGACGCGCCAACATTCTTGGCGCGTAGCTCATGCCACTGCGAATCGCTGTGGAGGGTTTGGCGCGCCATCACGCCACCTTTTTACGTTTACGCGATCCCTTCTCGGTGGCTTCGATGTAATCCCACACATTGAGCCTTACTTTCTTGTCGCTCTCCATCATCACGATAGTGAGCAGTTGCATAAGCCGTTCTAGCGGCATCGAGCCGCGCTCAAACCACGCATAAATTCCATTGCGGGTGAGTTCGATGCCAAAGTGTTTTTGAAATAGATCGGGAAGCTCGGGAACTTCCAACTTGATGTCAGCCTTTAGCCGACGAAAGTTAAATGCAATGTCGTAAGCCATGTCCTGCGCCTCGCCCGTGGGTTCTTACTGCGGGGGCGGACGTTCTTCTTTGCGCGCTACATCGTCAACATGATGGCAGCGTTTCTACCTCGTAAAGCATTGATGAACCTAGTTAAATATATTCGATTCCACAATTTGTATGAGCCTGTACCGTGTCAGTCAACGTCCTGTGGACGTACGTGTTCCCTTGTGTTTCTATATGTATCCACGCGTTTCTAAAAACAGTGAAAAAGAACAACTGTTGTGCGCGAACAACTAGGAGCTGAACAAGAATGAGTAATCGATTAGATGCTGATGACTTTGGACCAACGATGCAGCGCAGAGCGTTTAAGGATCAACTGAAAGCGCGAATGGCTGCACTCAAAATTTCCGCTGCCGAACTATCGCGGCGGGCGGATATTTCCAAAGATGCGGTGAGTTCGTATACCAAGATGCGGAGCTTGCCGACTGAGGCGACACTTGAAAAGCTCGCTAGAGCGCTTAAGTGCAAACCGGAAATGCTGCTTAAGATCACAGACCCGGAAGAGGACATTGCAACGCTGGTGGAAATTCGCGAATACAGCAAGCCCGGTTACAAGCTATTAATCGCTCGCGTACCAGTGCCGGTAAATGATGCAGCGGATTTATTTAAGAAGCTGCTTGGGTACGCGCAGGCGCATGCCACTGCAAAGGGGTAGTTACTTTCCTTTGCGGTGCTTGGATTGATTTGCTTTGAGTGCAGCGCGAACTTTGCGTAGGCTAAGTTGGCTGCTGTCCTGGTGAGGGGAAGGTGGCTCCGGTTTTGGGGCTAGTCCCTTCCAAAGCGTGCGCTGCTCGCGTTCTTTGGCTTGCGCTCGCTCCTGCGCTAGTAGTTTGGCCTGCGCCCTCTCCGTTTCTTCGCGTTCGCGATCAATGGCGGCTTGCTCCTGTTTCTCTGCTTGTACCTTCCGGTACATTTTTTCCATTGAGGGATCGATCCCCACAATATTAAGCGGCGCTTCTGCGTAGCAGGTAGGGGGAAACAAGTCCGGCCGCGTGCGTCGCCATGCGGTAATGGCGTCATCGTAAAAAAAGTTACTCTTCCCGACGCGTGCATATTTTGGAAAGCCTTCGTTGCGTATGAGCGCATATAACCGCTTCCGGCCGCACTTCAATTGCGCACAAACTTCCTGCATTGTCGATGTTTCGGATGGCTTCATGTGGCTCCCCCGTTGGCAGTTCGTTAACGTTGCGTGTCTACGAAGTGTAGGCGGATGTAAGACAAAAAAAAAGCGCACGGTTAAGTGCGCTTGCCAAGGTGACGGCCATAGTACAGCCGTCTATCGCCTCACATTTTTTCTAGGTTTGTGATTGAGTTAGGACACACAGCCGTGTCAGTAAGCGCGGCTGTGTGTCCTACCATCACGCGTTTTGTTGGCTTACGGTATCGCCTGAATTTGGAGCGCAAACTAGGGTTGATTTTTGTTTGGCTTCTTTAATCTTGATGAGCGAAGCATGGATACCGTAGCGCACTCGCATCTCGTTGGTCTTAACGCCGGTTGCGCCGCTAAGTGTTTTCTGAATGCGCGCCAATGTCGGGGATAGTTCGCCTCGCTCCATCTGCTTAAATAATTCCTGT